ATTCCAGTATTATCTCGGCGCGTTTCCAATCCCAGTAATATGAAGGGGTCATCTCACAACCAAAGCCATAACGGCCTGCCCTTTCCATCCACCACTTCACGTCTCCAATTCGCCCAACCATGTGCACTGATGTGTAGTAGAAACAGAAGGCACACATGGCATAGAGGCTGTATTTCAATATTGCTGTCATGGTTTGGTGCTTAAATCCACTGAATAAATAATACCTGCAACCGCGCGAGCTTCCGCTCATACGTCCACTGAGCGTAAAACAGTGAGCGTGTGTACATCCAATTTCCTTTACCAAAACCGATGCATAAAATGTTGATGTAGCTTTCTGCGTGGAGTTGAAGTTCAAGGGAGAGGAGGTCGAGGGTCATACCGTTGTTTGATTACACAATAACCTTCCCGTCTTTGATGCGGCCTTTTTCAGTGAGGAGCTTAATGGCTTTTTCGACTTCATCGTCTTGCTTCACGTCGATGCCTGTAATTTCCTTAAAAATGTCAGCGTTAAATGCAGGGAGTGAGAAAAAATCATTGTGGCGACTTGGGTTTTCAGACCACCATATCTGACACGCTTCTTTGAATGGTAGCGTTTTGAGATACCCACCCATCGTTTCCCACCCCTTCACTTCTTTCTTTTCAGTGTCTGTCATGTCATCTTTTTCAATCCAACGGTTGAGAGGAATGTCCATGTAGATGTTGTGCTTTTCGTTGAACTCGTCGTGGCTCATGTCTATCCATGTGTTGAAGATGCGCACTTTGTCTGGTGAGTTTGTGTTGAAGTGACCGCTGTTCCTGTGACCGCTGTTCAAGTAGCCGCTGTTCCAGTGGCCGCTGTTCAAGTCGCCGCTGTTCAAGTCGCCGCTGTTCCAGTTGCCGCTGTTCCAGCTGCCGCTGTTCCTGTGACCGCTGTTCCTGTGACCGCTGTTCAAGTAGCCGCTGTTCCTGTTGCCGCTGTTCAAGTAGCCGCTGTTCCAGTGGCCGCTGTTCTCTACACCTGTGTTATTTTTGGTATCCATAGTTTAGTTGTTAGTTTGATTAGTGGGGGTGAGGGCTTCCAGCCTTTCGATTTCAATACGAGCAAAGTTTCGAGCAACTGTGTCATGTGGGTGCTCGGTTTCACGGACTGGTGCGGCATCAAATACACCCTTCCAGTATTTAATTTCGTTTTGGATAAACTCCCTCCTCACTGCTTCGGCGTAGGTGTCGAGGGTAGCCAGTGTTTCATTCCATGTTTCAATGCTGACCATGGCCCCGTTTGCGAAATATAGGTCTTGTAGCTTCTGCGCTGTTGTCTCCTTGGTGGTTTGTGGGGTGGTCTTTCCGCTGTGTGCCTCGCACCTCTTCATGTCCAGGTCACAGGTGCAGTTGAAGGGGGTGGTCATACTTTACGCTTTATAATGCTCATAAACTGGCGGTTGTTCGTTCTGCCATTCTTGCTCTTCGATGTAGTCAATCTCGTTGCAGTTTACGCAACCGAGGGCGTAGACGCGGCATCCGCAATTTTCACAGGTTTCCATATGTTCAATACGTGAGTGGTTTTAATGGGTAGTCCAAATAAACTCTGTGCCATTCGTTGGGTGACTATCAACGTGAATGTATTTGAAGTCCTCAAAAGTCTGATAGATTGCGATGCTGTTCGGTTTGCCAGCGACGCACCACTTCAATACGGTTACACCATCGGGGAATACAACACCCTCTAATACCTTGCCTGTACCAGATACTCCGCTTTCGTCGGCGTTTCGTATCATCTCAAATGATTTCATACGCTCTTCTTATCGCTAGTAGTGTCCTCTGGGGTGAGAAATTCCTTGAGGTACTTCTCCATGTCCATGCTGTGAACGTAGGGAGCACCCTGCTCGAATGGGAACGGCCTGCGTACCTTGAAGTCAAAGTGCATGTGTTCTTCTGACAGGTAAGCGAGAAGTTTTTCAAGAATGGAGGCGTTGTTATCAGCGATTGTGTTGGCAACAACATCGTCGAGGATAGACTTGATTGTGTTGTCCGCATGTGTGTTGAAGTACTGCTGCGCTTTCTCTTGTGCTATTTCTATATGGGTCATATTTTGAATTTATCGGCTAATGCGGCGGTCGGTGATCGTGTGCCCTGCCCTATGGCTGCGTATTTCGTTTTCAGAAGCTGCGGCAATGGTTGTGCAAGTTCTTCCAGGTTGCCGATGCGCCCTACTTCCTTGGCGGCCTGCAGTATCATCTGCATTTTCCTGGATACGCCCTTGGTGTGGATTTCATTCCAGTCATCGGTGTCTATGACGTGGGTGGCGTTCCACCCCATTGTCCCTTGCCAGTCTGGTACGATTTCCTGGATTTGGTCCCCCTTAATGGCGAGCCCATTGCTGAATACTCCGCGCTGTGTGGGATTCAGAAAGAGGAAGTATGCCTTGTGCGCTTCGGCTGCGGGGATACTGTGCTCTTGGTCGCGCCGGAATCCTACGATGAGTTTGATTTTGTACTTCATGAGAACGCGACGGGTGATTTTGATAATGCTGCTTTCTTCCTGGCAGCAAAGGCTTCGAGCTTCACCCACTTGCTCTCAAGGTCGGCTGGGGTGCTGATGGTGGGGAAGTACTGCTCTGCCATGTGCGCCTGGATGAAGCCCACAATGGCGGTCAATCGTTCGAGGCCGTGAAGAGTGAAGAGTCGCTGTGCTGCTTCACGTTCGTGTTTGCGTTTAAAGCATTGAGCGATGGAGGGGTTTATTGCATCAAATAGGTCGATGACCTCGTTTGCATTTGGTGTGGTGGATTTCTTCGCTTCCGGCTCTGCCATTGAGTTAAGTTTAGTTAAGTTAGGTTGAGTTAAGTGCGATAGGGTACTTATACTGTACTTATAAGTAGTCGTATCGAGCGAAAAGTCTGGGTAGATTGCTGTCATTTTATGAAGCAATGACTCACTCTCCTTCAAAGTAGCCATTGCTTTTTCTGCGTGATAATGTGTGCCCTGAATGTCACGACCACAAAACTCAATAGCTGTCTGATTTCCCTTTTTTTGATTACATTCTCGACAAGCCAAAGCCATATTCGTGTATAGATCGCGCCCACCACGTGAAGCGGGGATTATGTGGTCGAGTTCAAAAGACGTGTCCGTTATTTGCGTATTGCAGTATCGGCATGTGAAATTGTCTCTGACTAACATCGCCTGGCGTTTAGTCAGATATGGGTTTTCATCATACTCGATACTGTCAAAATCGAGTGCAGCTCGAATATTTTGAGGTAGTTTTTCTAGCTCAGATACAATACCCTTCTTAACTTTAGGGCTTTCTTGATTTTGATGTTTGAGGAAATTCTTTATTACAATCCAACCATCTATGTAGACAACCTTACCTTCTCGGGCAAATCGTCCAATAATTTTTGTAACCATCTCCTTTTCTATGCCGGTTTCTAGTGCAATTTTCTTGAGTGGTATCTCGTAGATGCCACAAATGTTCGTTGAAGTGTTGGTGAGGAAATAGAGAAACAATAGCTTCTCTATCGGGTCAAGATTGGCGGTATATCCGTCATCCCAAAACCGCGTGTTCACCATTCTGTTCTTTGACATGGCGGCTGGTCTTAAAAATAAAACCCCTCTGACCGAGGCTCGCCCTTCACAGTCGTAAAACTGTGTCGCTTGAGCACCCGTCATAGGGGTCTAATATCGGGTGTTACTCGGTCACTACTCAATGAGTAGTGACCACAGTATACCTTGTAATATATTTTCAAGTCGAGCGGCATGTGGATAACAAACCGCCCCATTCCTGGAGCGGTTATTTCGCGTTACGCTTCTTCATCGACATGCGACGGGTCCACGGGTGCCATCATGTACACATACTGCGTTGTGGAAGGCTCAACCTTGCGGGGATTGCCGCCGAAGACATAGCCCTCTACTTTTGCGGCGTAGAGCCACAACTTCAAGCCATCATCAAACTTGTCCGAGCGAATGAAACGCATTTCACTTACAAGAACTGCTGAGGTGTCGTGAAGTACACAAACCACTTCGTTGGTGTTCACCATTGCAATGGATTGCGCACCAAGTTTCACGTTGTCGAGTACTGCCTTCATTTGCTCGGGTGTATTGCAGAATACCCCATGCAGAATGCGAGGCTGTACCACGGGCGCATATTCAGCGCGTGCTTTGAGCGCTAGGGTAAGTACCGCTAGAGCTACAAGGACATACCAACCAATCTTTTTCATTGTAGGCGACTCCCTTCAAGAACTTTGCGAGGTAGTGGGTTCACGCCATCAAGATATGCTTCGTGACAAAAGGGCGAGCAAAACTCATCCTTGCCGTCACGCACGGCCTTGTGGGTGTAGACCCATGCGGCGGGGAACGAAGACCCGCAACACGAGCAGATTTTATGTTCGACGTACTTCCTAGACCACATGTTAGCCTCCTGTGCTGTCTAGGATTATTATCGCATACGAAAAGGGCCGCGATGTGCGGCCCTGTGTTTAACGTGCTACCAAAGCTTCTTGTTACACCTGGTGCAGAACCCCTTATCCCATCCCTGTCGTGTGCGGATTTCTTCGCCACAGCACCATGAGCGTTTGCCGATGAGCTTGAGGAGTGTGCGAGCGATGGTTTTGAGCATGATGGGTGGTTATTCCTTTTTTGTGTAATCCTCTAGGCGAAGGTCTTTCATTTCGCGCATGAAGTTTGCAACTCGCTCAATGTCATGCAGCTCGGTGCGATTGCAGTCTTCTTGCACAAACCCTTCATCTGTGAGCCATTCGACATACATCTTTCCATCTTCAAATTTGATGTGAGCAAAGCCCTCATTCAGGCTGATAGAGAAATATGCGTCATACTTGGCCATAACTTCTGGCAGACTTACTTTTTTCTCGACTACTTTCTGCGCTTCTTTTTGTGACATGGTTAGAACTTAGGTTGTTGATAGATGTCTGGGTACGCGGGCATGATCGGCTTTGTGACGGGTTTCAGCTTCTCGAACGTTTCATTCGACGGCATGGCGTCCACTTCGAGTTCTAGGAAGTACAGGAAGTCGTGGAACGACGGGAAGCGTGGGTCATGTGACCATTCATCCCGCCACTTCTTGTACAGCTCGGCATTTGGCACAGGACAACCGTTCTCCATTGCCCACTGTGTCCACTTGTCCAAGATGGCACTTGCTTGGCCCTGTGATGAGGCTGGCACACGTTCGGGCTCCCCTTTGCGGTTCTCCACTATCTCGTAGTGAAAGTCGCACTTAAACAGCATTCTACGGGCTTCCCCGAGCCCTGGGTCGCGCGGGTCGATGGCGTACTGCCACTTGCAGTATTCCGGTATTACTGCGCCTTCAAGGTATCGCCGCTTCTTTGTGTTTTCGGGGATGACTGGCCTTATCTCGAACGCGTCATACTCCTTCATCCACTGCACGAGCATCGAACGGGCGTAGTCTGAGCTTGATGCAAAGCCTGTGCGTGTTGCGTTAGGCTTGAGAATTAAGTGCTTCATGGAAGTGAATTAACCACTATCTCGATGCGCGGGTTCTGCTTATCGTAGAACTTGCACACGTCGGCTTCCTGAATCTGATTGTCATTCTCCCACACGATGCCCTCAAGTGCATCCATGGAGAGCTTGTGGAAGTTATCCCAGTCGCACTTTCTCTTTGTGCCGAAGAAGAGTTTGATAGCTACCTGTAAGTCTCCGGTGAGTAGCTTCCGTTTCCACTGTTTGCGAGCCTGGGCGATGTATTGCTGCTTTATGTTTTTTCCCTCTTGAGAGAGGTACATGTGCGCGTAACCATTGCGGCATGTCATTTTGTAGATGTGCGAGGTTGATTTTGGTTCGCCTGGAAGAACTATCAAAGTAGTGAGGGCTGTGCCCTTAGCCGATAATGAAATGAAGTGATACCCGTGGTGCGTGAGGGCTTCTTGCCTGTGCATTCAAGCTCGCCGTAGTGTCGCAATTCATTCATACGTGCTGACACCGTTGAGCGTTCAAGCCCAAGGGCTTGGGCAAGTGATGCGATACACCAGTCTTGCCCGTAGTCCTCGGCCATCTTTGCTTTTATGAGCGCGTACAGTCCTCCCGCGTCATAGGTGCGGAAGTGTTCGCGCGATGTGGATGCTGTCGCGTGGGTCATAAGTTAGAAAGGGATGTCTGCTGGGTCTATTTCGCCCGCTGGTACGTCCACACCATCATACTGCGCGTCTACCGTTTGCTGCGTCGTGGTCTTTGGTGCGCTATCGGTCTTAGGGTTGTTTCCAAAGATGAAGTTCTCCGCGACGATTTCAGTGCGGTATTGCTTCACGCCGTCCTTGTCCCATGAGCGGGTTTTCAAGCGGCCAATGATGCCGATTTGATTGCCTTTGTGGAAGTACTGCGCGATGATTTCGGCCTGCTTCCCGAACGATACGACGTTGTGATACTCGACCTCCTCTTGCTTCTTGCCGTCCTTGTCTTTCCAGGTGCGGTTTGTGGCAACGGAGAATGATGCGACCTGTGTGCCGGATGGGAGTGCCTTGAGTTCAACGTCGCGGGTAAGGTTGCCGATGATGGTGGTGGTGTTGAGATACATAGATTTTATGAGTTATCGCTGTGTAGGATGCAGGTGCATGTGCCGTGGATGATGACATTGTACCAATGTGCCTGGCCAGTAACGTGTCGGCCTTCGCAGAGCATTGAGGCTCCGAATTGTAGGCGGCTCATATTGCTATTGGTAATACAATGTCGCGCCACTCTATCCAGTCTTTGCGGAATGCAACTAGAACCTCCCGTGCTTCCGTCATGGCCTCCTGCAAGCGTTGATCGTCATGGCTGATAGTCATCACGTAGAGCTTTGCATCATCTGAAATAATGCGTGCGTCATAGATAGCAAAGTGGAGGGTTTGCAGCTTCTCATTCACGAGGAAGTAATTGACTGCCTGCCACTTGTACTCTGCCGGAATGCCGCAAAATGGTGCGCCTGAGAGGTAGTACAGCTCGCTCGTGGGTTCTGCCTTGGTAGGCTTGGACCACTTCGCAAGTCCGGTGAGAACGGGGTCAATCATGTTCTCGATTTTGTAGAGGATTGCGTTGTCTGTATCCGGGCACTTCACTTCGATGGCTTCGGTGTATTCGCCGTCTGTGTGAATGAGACCATCCGGTGATAGTGCGAGCCAGTCAAACTCGTCTGAGATAGCCATGCCGATGCGGTCAACCTTCTTTCCTGTGCGCTGTTCAAACGCTTTGATGGCAAATGCTTCTTCTTCTGTGCCTCGTTCCATCTGCGCTGATACTTTGATGGTTTTGGTTTGCTCCGATGCCTCCTCTGCAATGAGTTCGGCAATAAGTCCGGTGCGTGCTTCGAGCGTACCCATGACGCGCTTGAGCTTGGTGCCTGTCACCTTACAACGTCGAGCGGCGTGCCATTCTGGGGTGCCCTGTACAACGTCAATGATTTTCATGCAGGGGGTGTGTTTAGCTTTGCCTTTAATGTCGAAGCGTGAGTTTTGATGGCTGCATCATTTTGTGCCGACTGTGGGAATGTTCTGAAAATCTTGAGTAGCTCTGCCTGGTCTTTTGCCTGGTCGAGTTTCGCTGTGTAGGTGGTCGCGTCCACATCAAACTTAGGCTTGAAATCTCGAATGCGGAGTGCATCCTGGGTCTTTCCGAATGCGCGTACCTCTGCTGCATAAATCTGTATCTGCTTCCCTATCCATGCGTCTGGGTGTGTGCCGTATAGGTTTGCGATGGTGGTGCCGTTGGTGATGTTGAGTATCATCTTGGGGACGTTCTCTTTGAAGTAGAGAACGGGCTTCGGTACTTTCTCATCCTTCTTTCCGTCAACCTTGTTCACCATTTCCTCTCCCTCAAACCGTGCGATGGTGAGGAGCATTTCTTCTCCTGCTTCGAGGTTGTGTGAGCCGAGGTAGTCTTTTGCGAGAAAGTTTTTCCAGTGGCGGTTCGCGCCCTTCTCCTTCTTAGTGATTATTTTTGTAGCTCCCATAGTCTGTTGAGTTCTTCTTTAGCGAATAAGTCGCAGATGGTGCGGAACTTCTCGCGGGTAACGTCTAATCTGCGAGAGGCTTCTGCAAAGGTGATGAAACCCTGGTAGTACTTCTGCGTGACTGCTCTGCGTTTTGGTGTGAGCATAATTATCTGTCGTCTGTTGATGCGCCGGTAAAGTCGTCGGGTTCTTCGAGCGTCTCTTCCTCTTCTTCCCCTGTGTCTATGTCGAGGCCGTCATCGAGAGGGTCTGTCATATGATTTGTTCTAAGAGGTAAATGCTTTGGGCTATTGCGACGATAAAAAAAGCGAATGCTGAGATTAATGCGATTTTAGTTGCGCGTGTGAGGCGTGTGAGCGCTTCACGTTCTGCATCACTGCGGTTTGGTGCGTGGATAATGACGGTGTGGGATTCACCAAGTTGTGCGCGTATGCTGCCTCTTGAGACTGACTTTTTTGGAGCTAGTCTCTTGTTCTTCGTTGCCATGATGTGTGGTTTATTTGATAACCTCATAGGCATTATATAGGTATATGAATATATGCACAACGTGTGCACTGTGTACAAGTCTATGCACATTATCCCCACATAGAAAGCAAAACGGGATTGTGGGTGTGAGATAATAAGTGAGGGTGGGGGAAAGTTATAAAAACTAACTGTCTCCTATGACATTAAACACATTCATATCTGTCGAGCTCCGAAAGGAACTCGCACACATAAACGCACGTATCGACACACTGATAGCGCAAGGTAAACACGGCACACCGCTTTATAAGTCCCTTTGCGTGGAGCACCGAAGGATACGCGCGTCACTCCGCCCGTAACATGAAAGCAAAAATCATCGCTGCGACTTTGGCATTCGCGGCAACACTTGCAGTGGGGATGTACCCCAAAACAATGACCTACGAGGCACCTAAGTACGAGACTAAAGAGAGCATGGTGGTTGAAAAAACCGCAACCGCTACGCCGATGGTATGGAACAAAAAGACTATCGAGAACGAAATTGCACTGATTGCGGAAGAGCACAAGGTGAGTAGCGCGGTGATGAAAACGGTCGTCGAATGTGAATCACAGTTCAATCGGTTTGCACTAGGTGACGGGGGCAAGTCGCGGGGCTTGGTGCAGATACACAAGGGCTATCACCCTCAAGTAACCGATGCGATGGCATACGACCCTGAGTATGCACTTGAGTTCCTTGCGAAGAAACTTGCGCAGGGGAAAGGCCACCTGTGGACCTGCTACCGGATGCACTACAACTAACAAAAAAGCCGCTCCAATCTCTGAGCGGCTTTTCTTATGCGAGGGAATGAAGCTGTGGTGATGCTTCACCCTTTTATTATACCTGAGTTGGCTGCGAATTGAGGAACTTCGATACTTCACCCAAAACCAGACCGAATAATACCGTCGCCGTGGGGCTGAAACCAAACAGGCCGATGTTGTCTGCGAGGAATGCGGTAAGTAGTGCAGATACCATCATCGCGGTGCGCCATGCGAGTGACTTGAGACGCTTCTTGAGTTCTTCGTTCATTTTTTTATTGTTAGGTTTTTAAGTTGCTGCAAAAGCTTGAGAAGCGTACCGCGCAGTGAGTTGAGCTTTTCGATGTCTGACTGCACATGCGTTGGTACACTGCTATAGTACACCTTCCATGCCTCTGTAGGGCGGTACTGGCTGTGGAGACGGTAGGCGGTGCCTTTATCGGCCCAATCATCGCCCCAGCCGTTTACAACACGGAATGAGTCGCCCTTTACCTTCGCATCGGTGGCTGCATGGCCGCTGATGGGGTTTTTGGCGGCTCTGAGGGGCTCTATGGGCCTTCTCCACCATTCACTGCCAATGACGTACCTGGAGCGTACCCCTGCCCTTCCCTCTGCTATAGCGATAGCCATGGTGTCGCGGTTGAGTGGGGTGATCTGCGCATAAGCAGAAATACGAAAGGGTGCCGCAAGTATCTTGAGGCGTTCAATATCTGCGTCTGAGACTGCCTGGAGCTTGCGAATGTAGGAAGTGTAGGGAAGCTTGCGGTCCTCGTTAGTGGTGAAGGTCCACAAGCCCACGGGGAGAAAGCCGATGCTATGGCCCACTTTGAGTGAAGAGAGAATGCTAGAGCCCTCATTCCAGTTTTTGTCATAGTACTTTTTCTGCATGAGGTACTGGAAGTCTGCCGAAAACTCCATGCCGAGTGCCTTACGCGCGTGCTGTGTCGCGTCGTTTGCGGTGCAGATACCTACCTTGAGTTGGTCTTGCTTTGGGAAGTCGTATGTCACCCCTGCCTCGTATGGTGCAGGATATGCAAGGGTGTGTTCTGAGGGCTTGTATTTGAAAGTGCGAAGGTCGCTTGGTGAAGCATCGCAACCGCCGACGTATTCTCGCTCGCTCATATGATGATTTTGATGATGTTTATAAGCTCACTGCCGTTGGTGATGAGGAGTGTGGTGACCACAGAGCCGATACAGGACATGATGAGGTAGAGGCGTTTAACCTTGCCGTTTGTGTAGTCGGCCTTAAGATTGAGGTTATCGAGTTTTTCGCCGTGGTCTTTCTCAAGCTTGTCGAGTTTCCCGCCATGGTCTTTCTCAATGCGACTAACGGCCTCCAAGATACCCAAGATGATGTGGTCGATTTCGCGCTTTGTGTAGTCAGGTTCTTGCGACATAGATACAAATTAGAGCGGCAACGGATACTTCCTAAACGAAGCCCAGAGGTCGCTGATGCGGAATGTAGCAGCTTGTGTGCCTACTGATGCCGTGCCCCGTGTGGAATAGAAGCCAAGAGAAAGTGCGGTTGTGGTTGCTATGTTGGTAGAGTTCGAGAAGTAGGAGAACGGCTGATTCCACGTCCCCTGAATTGCCGCAGAACATGTGAAGGCATCCTGCGAGACAATGATGCGTCTTTGTGCTCCATAGTTATTTGTTACTGATGTGGAAGCAATACCTGTGTTAGTCCATGAGTATGCGGTAGCAGATGAGCGATTCTCGAAGATGAAGTTGGCTTGGGTAGATGATGCGTAGACAAAGCATCCGATGGTCGGGTGCGTTTCATACGTGGTACCAGCAGGGTTCGTGTTAGTAAAACCAACGTAGTAACGTGTGGTTGTAGCCGCTCCGTTTATAGAAGTTGTGATGTCAATGATTGGAGTGTTGGTCGCTGCTTTGACCCAGGCCGCAGTGCCAAGAAATACTCCTGCACCATCGTTTGCCCCCGTAACGCCACCGACGTTGTAGTAGTAGCCGCCATCGGTGAGAGCAGCTCCTACCGCCGTTGTACCCGCTGCGTCTTCCATGAATGCCCACGTAGGGCATGGGGTGAATGGACCATCGGCAGAGAGCGCGGCCACGTTCGAGAAGCCTACACCAGAACAGTCAGAAGTAAGCCATCCTTCCTGGCGGTATGTGCCGTAGTTGGTGAGGTTCCAGTAGGGAGACTGCACAATTCCCGCACCATTTAAGTAGTTTCCTATTGCGATGCGGTTTGAGGATTGTTTAACGCGGTTTGCTATGAGTGATGTGGTGGTCGCGTGAATGGCGAACATATCAGAACTGTTGCCAGTTGTTGAAGCAACGCGGAATGCGGGGGTGTCCCATGTGCCGCCTTCTATGGCAACTTTAGCCGATGGCGTTGTGCTGCCTACGCCTAACAGTGAGAGGGTTTTATTCCACACAAATCCTACAGCACCGCCGAACGCACTGGCATCGTTGAATTGTATCTGCGTGTCTGAGCCGCCTGGTGTGCCGCCCCCACCACCACACGTCTGCCACTCTATACCATCCGCTCCCGCGCCGTTATCTTCATAAGTGAGACACTCTTCGTCGAGAGCACCTGTCGTGTCGAGTCCAAGCGAACCATTTAGAACAGCAAGTCCAAATCCAGTGATGTCCGTGATGAAGTCTGAGACAAAAGTAAGTGCTGTCGAAATTACAAGTCGTGGGAGAGATGAGGATGCGGTTTGACTCGTGGCGGCAAATGCTGCGGAAGTTGCAATGCCTTCAAACCAGGCGTCGCCTGCGACTGAAAGAAGAGATGAGGGAGTAGACGAGCTGATGCCGACTTTTCCCGTGCCATTAGGTTCAAGTAGAATATTTTCGTTATTGCCCGAAAATAAATCTAGTCGTGCATCTGACGATAAGAACGAACCTCCCGAAGAGAGAAATAATTGGTTATTTGAGTTCCCTATGACCAGGTTTGATGAGTTGACGCTCACAGACCAAGTTTGGTCAAAATTACTGAGGTAGAGCCCGTTTCCGTCAGGTGCTGAAACCCACCCAGTTAGTAATTTATTAGTGGCGGTCGCCGTGTCGAACGTGAGGTCAGTGAAGTGTGATGTTGAAGATGCAAAGATGCCGCCATTTGCTTGAATAGGCGTATTCGTAGCGGCTGTGCTCGTGCCATAGTTAGAGCCGCCGAAAGTGAAGTCGCTTGCGCCACCTCCCCCTCCACCTGAGTTATCATCGTCCCCACAGCCAAACAAACCTGTGGTAATATCCCACGAAACTGTCTGGTTATCCGCGTCACAATCTGAAAGGCCAGCCCCCCGGAAGGTGCCGGTTGCGGTGAGGTTCGTTGCTGTGGCGTTGCCGTTTATCCACGCGCTTCCTGCTACTGAGAGCTTTGATGCGGGGGTAGAGGTTCCGAGGCCGAAGTTTCCGTTTCCGGTGATGTATGAGCCGAAATTAGGATCGAGGTATACTTCTGCGCCGGCTACGTCTCTTAAATTAAAATATGATGACCCATCACTCAGGTATGATTGTAGTAATGCTCCTCCGTTTGACAATTGTTCTATCTGAGAATAGGAACCATTACCCGTAATTTGAACTGATGAGCCTAGCCCAGATGCCGGAGAAAATGTGACGGCTGTTTCATCAATAAGAATAGCACTTGTAGCTGTAAGCGTTGTGCCTGGTGCCTCATAATATGGCACCTGTCCAGCTAGGCCAGAGTTGACCGTGCCACCACCCCCTCCCGAGGCATCACTGCCATCACAAAGGTCTGCGCTGCCAGTAATTGAGGTGCAGAATGAAGCCCATGTGGTGCCTATTACACCACCAAAAGAAAGGCCGTTCGAGACGCGGAAGTTTGTGGTGGTGGCGTTAGTGGTCGTGCTGGTGGTCGCGGTGAAGGAGTTTATAGAAGTGGTGCCGGTGAGTGTAGGACTTGCATTAAATACCAGGCTTCCTGTGCCCGTTTCGTCGGTGATGATGCTGCTCAGTTCGACTGATGTGTCAATGGATGTTGTGGCGAGCCCGAGAGCATTAAGCGTATTGCCCACCCAGGAAAGATATGCGCCATTGCTTATGCGGGTTGATGGGGTGAGGTAGAACGATGCCCATTCCGTCGTCGAGGCAACGAGGGGAATGACATAGCCCGAGGTGAGGGAGAAGACACCCGTGCCAGCGGTGTAGGTGAGGCCAGTGGCGGTCGATGAAAAGAGAGCACGGGCGGCTGTCGCAAAATCTGAAATGGTAGAGGCGAGCTGTGTGCCAGTGTGGTTTGCGCGGGCGAAGAAGTCACTTGCGTTGTATGTGTCGAGAGTGCCCGTCCAGTCGCCTGTGACGTTTGCTACATAGTCAGTCCCTGCGATTGCTGCCTGCACGAGACCGTTAGCGGATGTTTTCAAGAGCGAAGAAGTCACTCCTGAAATGGTGAGATTGGTTGTGGATGCGTTTGTAGTGAAAAGGTTGACGAAGTATGAGGTGGAAGATGCGAAAAGCCCTGACTTAAACCAGAGTGTGGGCGTTGATGTGGAGTACACCACTTGGCCGTAGTTGTTGTCTGCTGAAAAGGGAAAAGAGCCACCGCCACCGGCTCCACTGTTATCATCGTCACATACAACATTACCGCTTGCATCTGTGGTGAGTACTCCGCCGTTGGTTTTGGTTGTGCAGTTGTAACCTGTGAGCCTCAAGAGCTTGTTGGCGATGTTCTGTGTGATGCTACCGGCTGAAGATTTCCACTGGTCGAGTGTGGATATTGTTCCAGTGCCTTGCGCCGTAGCGGAATAGGCAAATGCGAAAAAGAGCATGGATATAATCGCGATTTTCAAGAGGCGTATCATACGAAAAGTGTAACAAAACGACACTGCGTGGTTACGTTGTCTCGATCAAGAGGATGCATCGACTAAAACGGAATGTCTAGCTCAGCGTCAAACTCTCTTTGTTTTTGTTGTGTGGGCTTAGGGGTAATTTTTAGAGTTGGAAGTGGCTTTTGGTGTGTCTTTGCCCAATAGACAGTTAAAAGGTGGTCACTTATTTGTTTTTCAGAGTAGCCAGAATAGCGAGCGTCCTCTATAAACTTTTTTTTGTCATCTAAGATAGATTTGAACTCAGCAACAAATGATTGTTGCCGTTCGGGTGTAGCTGCTTTTCCAAAAAGTCCGTCAATAAAACTCTCAGGAGAGGCGTGCATGAGTGCTTTGCTGTGTAAGGAAGTACTTTGTTTTTCAACAAACCCAATGGCATCATTCTTATCTAAAAAGAAAGCCTCAGCATTGTCAGATTTGCGGTGTACTTTATATCCCTGCTTACCAGTCTTTTTTCCCAATACAGACATTTCTGGCGACGGTACTATGTCATAATCAGACACATTTTCTGAAATTGGCTTTACACTTTTCTTAGTGGGGGCGTTGGTAGGTAAGTTCATTTTTTGAGGGTAACTTCTTTGCTGGTTTTGCCCTTGTGGTAATTGTGGGATTCCTTTCTTGGAACCACCCCGAGTACTTGACGGTTTTGCGGAAGGTAGTACGCTTTGGGGTATGACAACTTTAGGAGCAATGTTTTGCGCCATGGCGTTATATTGGGGCGTTTGGGTTCCCTTCAAAGACCGCTTTTGAGCATCTTTAAGTATTTGTGATTCAGGTGCGGTGAGCCCTGTCTTTTTGCCGAGTATTCGTGAGAGCCCACGACCTGCGAGCTTCGAGGTTATTTCACCACCTACCACAACTCCCAAGGCTGCCCCTACAGGGCCACCAACAATACCGCCAACAATACCACCGCCCATGTTGCCAGCTATACGAGAAGTATATTTACCTAGCTTGCCACCTCGAACTCTTTTGCCATCAAGGCGTTCAATAAGCGCAAGGTCAGAATAGTACTTTGATAGTTCCGCGTTGATGTCCTTGATTTTTTCTTTGCTCTTAGTTTCGATGATTTCTTTGAGGGCACGCGCTATTGCTTTGCGTGAAGTTTTCACATTCGGTTCTGTGAGAAAGTTTATTCCCTGGGTATTGCTGATTTTTGCGTCGTGCACCTGAGTTAATGGCACAGTTCCGCTTTTATCTGCCTTGAGGCGGTACCCTGCAATTTCCTTTTTCACATTGTTGAGGGCGTTCGTTAGGTCGGCACCTTCAAGTCCACTCGCACCAATGGCCTTTTCAAGAGCGGCCTTTACGTCGTTTAGGTGTACTCGTACATTCTCATTCTCTAAAAGTTTGCGGACAACGGTTTCCTTCTTGTCAATAGTTTGAGCCTTGTATTTTTCATAAGCTCCCCCAGGTTGCTTGGTTCGCATAAGACCGTTTTCATCCACTGCGTCTGTGAGCACATCGGTATAAGCAACCCGTTGTCGGCTTGCATCTCCAGCATCTTTTGAATAGTCGTTCGCTTTTCTTGTCGAAGCGTAATTGTCTTCAATTTTTGCAATTTCGGCTGCGCGTTTTGCTACGACCTTCTCTGGTGTGGTGGTGATTGCTCCCTTAGCGGCATCTATAATCGGATCTGCTGCTTTTGCAGCCTTTCCTAGAGGAAGCACAGAAAGCGTATTCCCTAAGTCACGCACATCCTGCTGTTTTTCAGCGGGCAGCGATGCCATAAATTGCGACCCTTTTTCTGCTGCCTTCGAGACTCCCGCATTCGCCAAGTCAACACCCTTCGACACAATCGGGTTATTCGCAACCTTTTGAACAAGTGGGTAGTTTGAAAGCACGTCCACCTCCTTCTTCACGATAGGGGATATTACCGCACTAGAAACATCGTTTATTGCGCCGCCCACGGCTCCAGAAGCACGCAAAAGCGTGCGCCCCACGACTTCCTTTGGTCTGGTGAAAAGTTCAGGAGTGAGAAGGTTCTTTGGTGCGCCTGCAAAGCTGTCTGCACGCTTCACAAGCCTACTCATAAGGGTTGGTTCTGCGGGTGCGGCAGCTTCCTGCGGCTTGGATACTGGACGCGCCTTGGCAGCAAAAGAAGGCTGACCCTTCGTGCTTGTGGCTACTGGCCTGATTTTATCTTGGAATGAAAGTGCCATAGGTTATTGCGTCCAGCCATCATCACGCGCCTCCTGTAGCTCTTCTGGTGAAAGGTCTGAGACGTTTACTTCTTGAGTACCATCGGGAGAGCGGAGTACTCCCTGAGTGGTGGTGGTCTGAGTAGCCTGACTGTCAATTTTCTTTTTGAGTTTGGTCTGAATTGTCTCAAGGCGTTCCTTGATGAAGCCCTCGCTTTGAGTACCCGCCCCCTCAAATCCTGATGACATCGACTGAATGAAAGCCAAGTCTTTGTCCGACATAGCACCTTTAAGCAGCCCGAGATTGTCTCGCGCGAGTATTGCGGAGAGCTGTCCAGCCTTAGCCTGTGCATCACCGTATGAGGTAGAAAATTGCCCACCTATGAGTGTTGAATAACCGCCCATCGCTTTGTACGCCTTTGTACTAAGCAAGCTATCTACCACTGTCTTTCCTTCGGTAAGTATTTCCACGTTTTTGTCGGTCATGCCACCTTGTGCATTAAGTCCAGCGAGAACCTCATTGCGGAGAGACTGAGCAGCGTTACTAGTGCCCTTGATGAGGTCATCGAGGTTTGCACCCAGGTTGATTTGGTCGATGATGTTTTGAGCTGCGGAAGATACTTGTACACCTGTATCACTGGCTCCACCGCCACCTGAGCCACCTGACGCGGATGCGGCCTGTGATGGTGTAAGCCCCTTATTTATCGTCACAAGCTTCGATGGGTCGCCATCCCAGTTATCAGGAACGGCAAGGATGCGGTTGCCTGCGTCAATGGTATTTGAATATCCTACAGGCAAACCGGTATCGAGCGTTTCAATGCTGATTTTTCCAGTGATTGGGTTTTGGTATGCCACCATGTACTTCCCACCTTCGATTTTCTTGTCGATGATGGTTTCTTGCGGACGGTTGAGCGTGAAAAGTGCCTTGAGCATTCCTTCGCCACCCACTGAATCTGCAAGTCTTTGGTAAGAAGCAGGGTCAGTTTTCTTGAGGCCATCAACGGTAACACCTGATGCTGCGAGCGTTGTAGCGTGCTGTGAAGCTTTCTCCTCACGCTGTGCCTGGTACTCTATGGAAGCCTTAGCACCTGTTACAGCATCGGCACGTTGCTGTGCGGCCTCTGTAGTGGCGTCCTGGCGTATCTGCGAAAGGATACCCTGCACCTTTACAGATACCTGGTCTTGAATCTTCTGAATGTCTTGGGTGTTTTGTGCGCGAGTCTGCTGAGTGTTAGTAGCGGCCTCAGAAGAGCCTGCGAGTCCAGTGAGCGCGTTTATAGAGTTGGTATCCTGAAGCCTTTGATTGTTCGTCTGAGTCTGCGTCTGGATCAGGTCAGCACCGTACTTGTTGAGGGCGTCAATTTCACCCTGCGCACCGCGTATCTTTTCACGTGCAATCTGTTCCGATGTCTGGGGTGTAGTGAAAGCACCACCTTCAAGGTAGCTCTCTGCGGCTGTTTTTGGTTTTACGCGAGGGTAGTACGGTGAAGGTGTGTCCTCCACAGGGGCTTCTGGGGCTTTGGTTGCGCGATATGCAGCGACGCGAGAATTATAAGTATCCGGTGTCTCTCCTGCCTTTAATTGAAGGTTTGTGTCGATTGTCGGAGAAGTCGGTGCGGCTGGAGTGGTGCCAAGCGAAGTGCCGTTTGAAGTATTTTTCCTAGGTGCAGTACCTGAAGTGGTGGGTGCTGGGGTTGAGAGTTGCTCTTTGGGAGCCACCTTTGAAATACCACCACGTGAGTTGGTGCCTGGTTTTGGTGCGCCGAGAGAGACACGTGCCATGTTAGAAATATTCGTAAACAATAACCATCCCACCGCCGCCCGCGCCGGAACTCCCTGCCGCCCCAGCCTTCGCACCACCGCCGCCGCCTGGAAGTGCTCCGGAACCAGCATTTCCCGTTGCCGCGATATTTCCTGCGCCACCATTACCGCCCTGATAAGCGGTGCTGGTCGCACCTGTAGATGCTCCGGCTCCTGACGCACCACCACCGCCCGCGCCGCCCCACGTGGAGTTACCGCCTGCAAACGCCGTGCTGTTGTTTATTACTCCACCACCGCCTGCTCCTTGGTAAGCACTAAGTGCTGCTGCACCTGTACCTCCTGCGCTTGCAAATGAATCCCCTGCGGTACCGGCTGTCGAGCCTGAGCCGTTACCACCAGCACCTAGTGCTCCGCCGCCGCCGCCTCCTCCTGCATTTATTGCTCCGTTGCTACCAACTCCTGCACCGCCTCCAAATGCAGTAAAGAGGGAGCTGAATCGTGTATTTCCTCCAGGATTCCCGTTTACGCCGGTGCCCGTTACGGCAGCTCCACCGTCTCCAATATCTACAAAAATTGAAGAGGTTGCAGCAAGCGTGGTTGAAGAAAAGAAGGCTTCAACAAAACCTCCACCACCTCCACCGCTTGCCTCATTTCCGCCGTTTTCGCTACCTCCTGACCCGCCGCCGCCCCATGCCCTAACGTGAATGTATTTTAGGTTTGCTGGTTTTATCCATGTGCCATCTGCAATGAATGCTAAGACATTTACATTACCAACAAGAGGCCCGCTAAAGGTGGTCGTACCGGTGAACGTGGTAGTGGCCGCAATCGTTCGAGGTAAAAAGTCATCATCAATCGTGCCGTTTGTTCCCGTGACTACCACGCGGTTTGCAGCGGTTGCAGAGTTATAGGTTGAAGTAGCAAGCGATGCAGGCACGACGAGTACACCACTGGTGCCTGTTGCTGTTGAAGCGGCTATTTCTGCACCTGTGGCAAGCTCTGAGACGCCACGAGCTGCTTCTGTAGCACTTACAACACCCGCACCATTGAAGGCCACTGAATCAACATAAGCCTTATTCACGATATGGCTTGAGCTGACGAAGGAAGTTGTTGCAAGGCTGTTGCTGTATGAAAGTGGGTTTTCGTAGGTTTCTTGACCAGATGCCTGAGCTTTCAAGATTTGAAGGACTGGAAAGTCTGTAATCTTGACGCTTGCGCCGCGACGGTGAGCAAACTGAAGAGAAGACGCGGTTGTGGTGCCCGTTGCTGGGCTTATACCACGCGTCAAAGAGGTGACTGATGTTCCTGAAACAAAGCCACAAATAAACTCAGCTTGGGATGAGCCTTCATCTACCGTGAAGCAGTTGAAGCCGCTGAGTGTAGAACCTCCACGCACCAAGTTTGCCGCAAGTGACATTGTGGTCGCTGCTGCCGTGATAGGAGCTGCAAGGGTGGTCTCAAAAGAAGCAACCGCTTCTGGCAATGCCGCACCGGCTTGGTCATCTACCGGCGTGCTTTCAATCGAAGGGCTGTGAAAAAACCCAGTGATGAGGATAATCGGAGCAATGAGTGCTGCTGCGATGGTGTGAAGAATAGATGAGAACATAGAGAAATTATACTAAACACAAGGCATGTCGTTACGTGGTGCGGGTTGGGAGGTCTTTGCGTCCTTTGTTGCGGATGTCTTTGAAGCGCATGCTTGATACCGAAACGTATCCGATGTCAGTCGCCTGAAGTTTGATGCGGGCGTTTATAAATCGGTCGCTGTTAATAGGAAAATCGACTGTGAAAGGTGAGGCCGTCTCTGTTGCGCCACCAATGACGCGGGAACCGATGGTAGAACCCCCGATAGCTGTTTCTGCTCCTTGGTCAACATAATCACCTGAGCCATCAATGGTGAAAACTTTAGCGAATGGCCCTCCATCATAGGAGATGGATACATCGACTTTTTGTGTCGGTTGAATGAGCCCATCAATAACCATGCGGCGACAATTCTTGAGATTTTCAGTACCAAGGTTGAGGTCTGAAGATGTCCAGTAATTCTGGATGACATCACCGTCTTCATCCCAGCCCGAAAAAAGAGTGTAGACGTTGTTTGATAGTGAATCTCCTGCAATGAGGGTACCCAGGTATTCGGCGAGAGATGTCGCGGGGTAATTCAGCCTATCCCATACCTTCGATACAGAGTTGCGGATAAACATGATGGTGTTGTACCCGTTCGGTGTCTGATTTACCTTCTCCTGTACGCAGAAAATATCAAAGTCACCCCACCTAAAAGCTACACATGTGTCGAAGGCATATGATGTCAGGTCAAGGGCGTCGGAGATAGGGGTTGGTTCGATGGTGTCGGAGTTTGTGTTTTCCAAAACGTCCAGGAGGCGAAACTTTGGCTCTGTAGGTCGTGAAAGGTCGGCAAAAATGATGCCTTCAGGGGTTGGGTATGCCGCTCTCGTATAGGGGATGCCTACATTACGGTATGGTAGGTTTGTGGATGCGCTATCATCAAGCTGTCCGGTAAACTTCCAAGTCTTTAATGCGTGAAAACAGTATTCGATTGTCTCACGGTTGAAGATGGCCATGATGTTGCCACCGCCGCTGTCCTGGCGAAAACTCTTCCCTTGCCCTGATGCACCGCCTGTGAAGTCAAGTACTCCGTTCGAGGTAGCGTCTTCTGTGTAGTATGAGCATGTTATCGGCGTGGGGTTTGCGGGTGCGGTGTTGAAAGTAACAGAGACCTCACCTGTTGCGTAATTCACAGTGCCAGTGCCCCCTAAATTGCCCACCATGAGGCCGTTACGGTCATCGGTGAAGGTTTCCACGCCATCGGTCACAGACACGTACATGGCGGTCTTTGGTGCTGCTACCACTGCCAATGTGTATGCAAATGTTTTGGTGCTTCCGTCACCCGTACCAAATGCTTCTCCAGTCGTCTGCGGGTATGAAGAAAGAAGAGACTTGTCGATGTATGAAAGATAGAGACCTGTTTTGTCATTGTTTCCAGCGGTGGTGCCGTTACGTTGCCCCGCGAACGCTCTGCTCTGCCCTATGTGAAAAACCCCCCATCGATAGCTATTTACGTTTTGGTCAACGGCGTTCCCTGGGTTTGCAGTCGGGACCTTGTACACACCGGAATTAGGTGAGCCGAATAGCACAAAAGAGCCTGCAAGGTTTTGGTATGGCTCAAACCACACATCTTCACCATCGGCTGCAACGGGAAGCATATCACTTCCTATTTCTACCGTGTCATCGGTGTCTGCGTTGTAGTATTTCGCCTTTCGGCCATACGAGAAAAACGGCACTTGAGTACCGTCTGATTTGAGGCCAACTGTGAGACCTGTTATCTTGCCCACTCCAGTAACCTCTGTGGAACCAAGGCGTGCATACCCGCGTCGTAGTTCGATGCTATCTTTGAACTTTGAGGTGATCCAGTTAAGTGAGTCAGGGGAAATACCTGGTTTGAGGGATTTTATATCCTTCACCGATGTGTTGAGCCCTCCAAATGTAGTAATTTCGTAGTCCGGCATAAAATTACGAAGACGTGTCAAGCCCTCTATTATTCCATTCTGTGGATAACTCGCTTGGGTCGTTGTGCGTTATTTCAGACATTTGTAATTCGTTGTCCCACTTCTCAAGGCCGTTCTTCAAAGCTTGGAGTGCTGCACGATTCTCAGGGAGCATTTCGCGGTTGATGCTGTCGTAATCCACTGCGCCCTTATAAATGCCGATAGCGTAGTAGCCGAGAAGAGGAAGGAAGCGTGAAGGGAATGGTGTCCATACAGCCGCGTCAAGAGAAAGGTCCACGGGTACGGAGGTTTTGATGTGGTTTATGTAAAGGTCCCCACTCAGTGCTACCGTTCCATTCAGGTAGATGATGCCGTTCGCTACGTCATAGCAAAATGTGCCGCTTGCCGTGCGGTATTCAAGGCGTCGGTCAAAAGGCACCTGGGTGAAGTATTGAATGCGGCTGCCATCGAAGAGACGAATTGGGGTTTCACCATAGAAGCGTGAAAAGCGCTCAATGCCTGAGATTGAGTGCGGAGTTTCCCAGGTATTTGAGCTCGTGATAGCAATACTTGGATCGGTAGCGCGAAGCGCCATCCATGGACGTTCTTCTTCAAGAATGGCTCGTGCATTGTCCACGAGAATATCAGCAAGCGTTGCGTCTACCGTTGCCTCCGCATTGAGTAGCGTGATGAAGCTATAGAGCTCATTTCCCTTGGTTATCATGATGCAAATTGACTAATATCAAATGGTACCCCCTCCTTTGCCTTCTCTTTTGGCTTGCTCGATGCCACTGCCGTGCTTGGTGCGATTGAGAGCTCAATACCCTTGATAGTTTCCTCAAATAGAGGGGGTAGTGCTTCGATTTTAGATATGATTTCGGTCACGACACTAGAGAGTGCGGCCTGGAGTTGCTGCGCTGTGAGTTCATCTTTCTCACTGTCTTCACTCAATTTCTGCAAGATGGGTGAGAGGTCTGTGGGTGGGGTGACTTCTTTGGTGAGTACAGCCGTTTCAAGTTTCTTGATGCCGTTCAGTACTGGCGCGAGGTCAACTTTCTCCGGTAACTCTGCCGGTTCCACTGTGAGGCGTTCTACGGCACTGTCGATAGCAGTAAGAACCTCACCAAAGCGCATTTTCGGCATTTTTACGGGCTCAGGAGCGGGTATTTTCGCCACTTCCTCTCTGATTATCTTGCGCAAAATGTAGAGGTCAATTTCACCTCCGCCGCCACCTCGGTTGGTGAGCCGGTCTTGCACCAGGTAGGTGTTTTCTTCATCGCCATAGTTTGGGTTTTTGCTGGTGTATCCTGCATCGGTGTAAACCGACGTGACGATGGAAATGTAGAAGCCCTGCCCGCTGCCATCGGCAATCACGTGCCAGTTTTTTGAAAAACGCTGTTCACCCTTGTCATCAAGGTCAAGCGTCTCAATTATTTCATCGGTGTATGCGTTGCGAATTACCGCACGGACATAGTTGGTGTCGGTGTCGAGGTGGTTTTGAATCTGCCGTACCACCGTGAAGTTATTTTGTGGGTGAAGAATCATTGTAATGTCCCTGTGCTTCCTCCCGATAACTCAGGAGGAAAGCAGGGAAGCTACTTAGGTGACTGAAGTGCTGCACCGTATGCAGAAGACTTCACAGCGAACGAGATAACCTGTGCGGCCTGGTCTTGGAACATCTTGATTCCGTAAACAGTCCACGCGATCAAGTCTTCACCGATACGTGATTCTGGTGATGGGCGATTGGTCAGATTTGGGTCTTTCTGCACAACGAGTGAGATTGACTTTGAGAGACCGAAGAGCGCGTACACCTTTTGCTTGGTTGCAGTCCATACATCGCCACCGGCTGTGAGGGTTTCAGAAACTACCACTGTGCCCCAACCAGATGCGACAAGGTTGAGTACATCTGAGCCTGCAACGTCAGTTGCGGTGATGTTCTTGAGCAAGCGGCGGTTTGCTGTCGATACTTCAAAGTATCCCGTTGCGCTGTTGAGGCCAGTTGCCGAGCCGTTGATAGCGTTCTGGAGAAGGATTCGATTTGCGTCAGGGTCTGCACCGATGTCAATTTCACCTGCGAGAGCGGGGATTGCGCGGAATGTCCAAGTGACACCGTTCACCGTTACCGTGTCGCCTGCGGTAGGGTTGGTCGCAAGTGCAAGCTGTCCGGTCCATGGCAACGCATTTGAGAGGAAGATGTTAAATCCGAAGAGATAACCTTCGTATCCATTGCGTGATACCTGGTCGCCAAGAAGTGTGGCCTTTCCACCGAGGTAGAGTTCCACAGCACCTACGACTTCAGCCGGAACGATAGCAATCGGCATGCCATCTGGCATTTCGAGCTGCATCTTTCCACCTCCATCGAAGCGCTTGTTGGTTACAACGTTGTTGAGGCGCAAGCGAGTGAGAGCAACGTTGAACATTGAAGCAACGTTTGCGCTGGTCACATCGAGGCCGTTTGTAGCTGTACCGGCACCTACGTTTCCGTCGTCCATCGCGTTTCCTGCACCAAGGTACGCTGCGAGAAGCACGTCACCATCAATCTGGTTGATGAGGGCGTTTGCAAGCTTCTTGCCGTACTTGCGCTTGAGAGGAAGGTGAGCCTGGAGCTCGTCAAGGTCCTTGACGTAAATCGAGGCTTCTTTTTCCTTGTTGATAGTCAGCGTCTCAGCAGTGTCGGTGATAGCCTGAGTTACATAGCTACCATCAGCACCCATGTCGTTGACCATAACATCAGACGCATATGAGCGACTGAGAACCTGGCCCTTGGTAAGTTGTGCTTCAAGTGAGGTCTCAGCGAGAACCTGATATACAGGCTGTCGGAAATGACTCATCTGGTATTCCGTGTGGAACACCTGCTTGAAGGTCATTGTGTTGGGGTTTGCCGCCATAAATTAGTATTTATCGTGGCCGCCATGCAGCTTTAGAGCACTCGAATACCACGCGAGTTCGTCATCTTCTCAGAAGACGATTGCGAGTAGTCCTTCTCCCATTGCTCAAGTTCTTGAGCGGACATCTTTGCAAAATCAGGTGTTGGGTTGAACTCCGGCACTGTTGCTGGAATATCCCGTTTCGTGTTGGATTCGAGCGTGCGCTTGCGTGGTGACACTAGCTTTTCGAGTTTGTCTCTGTTCTTAAACAGCACATAGTCGAGGTCTTTGTCATGCCACTCCTTTGAGTGCGCAAGTTTGTCGAGCTCATCCTTCACTCCCTGCAATTCTGCATCTCCGATGGTGGGGAAGTAGGTTTTCAAGGTTGGAACTATGGTCTTAAACTCATCCTCGAAGTGCTGTTTTTCAACAATCTTGTCGAGGCTTTGCTTTGTGGCCAATAGGTCCGATAACGCTTTCTCACGCTCCTCATCTGACTTGGGACTTACGTCCTTTGTGAAGATAGCGCGCATTTCTTTGAGAGTTTGCGGGTCAAGGTTGTTCTTTTCAGCAAAAGCTTCAAGCTCATCCTTGGCATCCTGTCTCTCAACTGGTGTGTCAGCGTTCGAGAGTGCATCAAGTTTTGCCTTGAGGTCATCCCGTTCGCGTTCAGCATCCTTGCGTCTGTTCTTTTCGTCTTTGAGGTCGTGGTAAATCGTTCTCTTTTTCGGCTGTGGCGGCTCTTTTGGTAAGTCTTCGTCTTCAGTATCAGTGTCGGTTGGCTCTTCGACGATCTGCTCTTCGTTCTCAACTTCCTCTTCAGCTTCTTCGCTCTCTTTCGAGGGTTTTTGAGCTTCAGGTGGTGTTGGTACGATAGCTTCTACGTCGATGCCTGCTTCCTTTGCCTCGGCAAGATACTGTTCATCGGTCTGTTCCATAGTGATTTGTTTAGATGTCCTCGAATCGCGAGGAGAATGGTGTTGTGCCAGTCCAATAACTGCGCTCCGCTAATACCCGCGAGCCTGGGAAAGTCGGCTATTGCCGCTTGTAGAAGGGCCGTAAAGCCCCTCTGAAGCGTCTCGACGCCTATGCGTCAAGTTCTACTGTGCCACCGGTCTTTTTGGCAAAACCACGGGCAAGGACCTCGAAGTCATCGCCGTGCTCTGCTTTGGTGTAGATACGTGAAATACCACCAAAGTGAACGGTTACGGATTCCTTCGCAGAAGCAGCCTTAGCAGCTTTCGCCGCTTCCTTTTCTGCTTCCTTAGCAGCTTTCGCCGCTTCCTTTTCTGCTTCTGTTGCCATGTGTGTTTTATTATTTTGTTATGACAGTATCGTAGCAAAAGGCGGTGCCTATGTTACGTCACGGGTCAATGCTGTTCGTATTTGTGCGTTGATGCCGTCAATTTCAGGCTTCACGTCTATGCCCATGATGGAAACAATCCACAGTGCTGCATCTTGCTTCGCCTGGAGTGAGTAACATTGTGCCTCTGTAAGCTCGCGGCTTTTGGCGAGAATGAGCGAGCACTCGATATACGCCTCTTTGGCCTTTGACAGAATGCTTTGAGTGGTAGGGATTCCCTGCCATTTTAGGAAATCCCTACCCTCTCGAAGCGTCGACTCCCACTCGGCAATCATTTTCAGATTGTCCTCACGGGTTTCGTCATCTACATCGGCGACATATATCTCTCTAAGGCGGTCTAAATCGCTCATGAAGTCATTTGTTCAGCTACCTGCATTGCTCGTGACATTCCTCCAGATACTCCAGGGTTCACTGCTTCTTGGGGCCGTTGCTCTGCAACGGCTTGTGGCTGCATTTGTGTTTGGGTATTCATATCCTCAGCAACCTTGCGTTCGAGGTTTTGTCGCGCGATGTCTTTGTGTGACATGGCATATTCGAGAAGCACATCAAACTTAGCGCCGAGTGTAGAGCGACGGTCATTCGCGAAGTCAACGATGCGCTGTATGAATGCGATGTTTGCGCCATACCACTGCATAGGCTTCTTGCCGTTCAATATGACCTGGATAGCCTCTGAAGCCTTTGCAAGGGCCTTTTTGTCTGAATAGGTCTTGAGGTCTGTCGCAGATGCAAGGTCCGTGTCGTCGTATTCACCAACTGAGCGCAGAATCTCCTCAGCACGCCATTTCGGGTTTACCTGGGGTGCAAGAAGTGGGTCGGCTCCGATAGCGGCAAGGGCTTCCTTGCGCTTTTCCTTCTTCATTTCGCTGTCTTGAATCTGTTTGTCGGTAGAGACAATGAGAACGTCCACATCCTTCTTCAAATCAAGGTCGAGGCGGGTAATTTCATCCCAATCCCACCCGTCCTCACCCAAAACACGTACAGCAAGCTTCGACGGCATGTGCATTTTGAGCCCGTCAACGTATCGCTTTCCTATCTGCGCCATCATCTGCTGGAATGGCTCTGAAGCCCACCCGATGCGCTTAGAGACGCTCTTTTGCTCTGCAAACGATACTGAGGCTTTCTTTGAAACTTCTTGTGTGCTGCCCATTGAGAGATCTGTAGCCCCTACGTTGCGGCCCACCGAGCTTGTCATCCAGTCAATCAGGTTCACTGTGCCGTTGAGGTCTGCAACTTCAAACTTGTAAATACCTTCTGCAATGCGGCGCGTACCACCCTTGGTATCAGCCGATACAAGCGCATCTGGTCGGTGCATCGCTTCATCAAGCTTGCGGACATCGGGGAACATGTCTTTGTCGAATGCACGAGCACCAAAGTTCTTCTTCTCGCGGTTGGTGAGTTCCTGGTTGAACATTGCAATAATTGCATCCGCTGCGGGGTACAAATCATCTGCATCGCTCTTCGAGAGCAAGTTTTCGTCATCTTCGTGGGTGGTGTATGGCGTCCATGAGTATCGGCCTGCAACTGCAAGCTCATCCCACTTGTCGAAACGCACCCAAGTCTGTGTCCATGGATGGAATACCAAAAGCCATCGTTTGCCGTCCATCTCCATCACCCATTGACAGAGGTTGTACACGTGCTGGCCAACATAAGAGCTCTTATCAGGGTCAAGTCCGAGCGGCTTAAATCGTGAGAGCTTGACGCTTGCCTCCTGGTTATCAGGCACCGGAAGATAGTCGTTGTTCGCGGTACGTTGCAACAATGCAGTCACCTGCTTTTTGTCATACAGTCCCTGTACGGCCCTCTCTACGATTTCACTCTGCGTGACTTCAATGTTTTCCTCTCCTGCAAAGAGGTGGTTTTCAAGGTCAAGGCCGCCACGTGGCTGGAAGTGGAAGTTCTTGAGGTTCACCACATCAAAAACGCTGCGATATTCAGGGTCGCTCTCTGCATAGATTTTAGGAATAGCCACACCATTCATGATGGCGTGCTTGCGGAGCATTCTGAGCTTCCCATCCCACTTACTCGATGAATCGGTGTTCATCGTCTCCATGCGGAAAGCGGCGTTTATCTTCTGTACTTTGAAATAGTCCGATGCTTCACCCTCTTTGAATGAAAGTTGTATAGGTGAGTTGTGAAGCGCGTTGAGAGTATCTATCATGCCGGAAAATACCGGAATGGGAACATTGAAAAGCTGCCTAAGCTTCTTCCCCGTCTTTCCATCGTAAAGCTCCCAGTATTTGGCGAGACGCTTCATGCGGGGTGCCTTGAAGTCTGTCGAGGCAAGGAGCTGTCGAGTGGCAATCTTCACTGCTTCCTCAGCGAATTGCTCTCTGGTGAGGTTTTTGTATCGAGAAGCGAGACCTTCTAGGTCCTCAAATGATTTTGAATCATCCATTGACAGAATTGTATCAAACAGGTTCGCTCTTGTTACGTCTTTCGCTCATCACACAGTGACTGCACTTTCCTTTTCCATGATGCTTCACAATAGTGAGGGGTAACGAGCAAGATGCGCATGTTCGTTTGTCAGCATAGTGAATCTCCAGTGCCTTTCCGCAGTGTGTGCAAGGTTGATATTTGATGAGGAGATTCTGTCGGCGTTTGCTTTTTGTGTAGGGAACACAAAAGAACTTTTCGCAATGGTCGCACCGCTTTTGAATACATTTAATTTTCAAGGGGTGATTCATACGGCGGCTGTTGGTACTGTTCTACGCAGCCATTTGGGCAGTAGAGCACCCCTGTAACGGGGTCACGGGCGCATTTGTCATCGGGGAAGAGCTGTGAACAGTGTTTGCATCGAAAGAAGTTGTCGCGGGTCATTTGCAGCTATTGTTAGTGCTTACCTTGTGTGTGAGGTGCCAGTATCCACACTTGGGGCAAGAGTAGATTCTCAACATTGTAGCAGTGCCGTGGCGTATCAGTGCGTCTCGGGTGTGTTTAGCTACCACTCGCGTGGGGTATGACTTCTTCTCTCCGCAACGGGGAAGTTGACTAGGGTGATTTGGGTGCTGCTTTCGAAATAGCCGTTCACGTTCAGGTGCACGCCTCTTTATCGGCTCAAAGAGCACTTCATCATCCTCTGGAGGGGGGAAGGTCTGTGGCATGGCTTATTCATCTAGGCCGCTGCGCTCATAAGGTGCCTGCACATAGTTGCTTCCTGGGCGTGGTGCAGTAACTACAGCATGGTTCTTGAGCTGGTAGGCGATTGCGCATGCTATCAGGAGGTCAAAATGGCGCGTGGTAAGGCGTACATCGTCATCGCGGTCCATGAGGTCGTCACGGGTGTAACTGCGTGCCTCAGCTATCAAATCAGGGTCTGAGAGAAGCAAGTGGCCGTCACCTACTGCCTTCATAAGCTCAAATAGCATTTTTGGCTTGGTATCGCGGTTGGTATTCCATCCGTAGATGCGTGTGCGCGGGGGAAGCCCTGCCCGTGTGATTTCAGGTTCCTCAAAGTAGATGCGGGGGTAGTCCTGGTGCTTCAATACACCGATGCACATATCAAACTTGTTGTTTTCCGGTGCAATGAGTGGCTGTCCGAATAGGTCGCCCTGGCGTATGAGCTCATAGCCAAAAACATCGGGCTTGATGGTGTTGCTCTTGAATGTTGCCACCACACGTGAGGGTATGGTTGAAAAGTCGATTATGACACTGGTGCTGCTGTCGAGCCCTACACCTCCCGCAACGTCTGCACCAACGCCATAGCGGTGCGACGGGTCAAATGGGTAGAATATGCGCAAGTCTGCCGATACTCGTACCGGCTCGCGTTTTGGCTGAAGGTCCAGCGTTGCACGATCAAAGAACACATCCGCACTTGCCGATGGTTCACAGAGATATTCCCCTTCAAAATCGTCTGCATTCTGTCTGAGGCGGTCAATGGCTTCTGTTGTGTATGCCGCTGGCCATGCAGAAACACCCCCACTGGTGATAGGCACAATCAAAACATCATAGACGCCTTTCTTTTCGACAAGCTTGTGCACGTTTCCGCGCTCTGAAAGGTAGTTGCAGGTGTAGATAGATGCACCACCACGTGCGAGACCGTTTTTCGCCTCCTCCATGTTATCCCATATGGCCTGTGACTCCACTGCACTGCGTAGGGTTTTGCGGGTTTCAAAGTCGTCAAACCATATGAGGTCTGGGCGTGCATCTTCCTGGAGCTGTCCGCGTTGGTCTGTGCCCACTGTGCCCGCCCTCACCTTCACACCTGTGGCCGTGGTGAATGAAGCCATGGTCTCTTCACGCTTCTCTTCTGTCTTCACGAAAATCTCGGTGTACAGGTGGGCAACGATGGGGTTGATGAGCATGTTGTACACGTCGGTGACAGTCTGCTTTGCGTTCGCGATGTCCTTGGTGAGCACCTTGATGTATTTGATGCTGTGGTCTTCATCGTTGGCAATAGCAAAGGCGAAAAAAAGCTTGGTGCGTGTGGTCTTGGCTGCACCACGAAAGGCGATGTCTACGAATGGCTTTACGCCGCGATAGGCATTGAGATTTTTCTGGTCGATGTCTTTGTGAAATGGTGCGTCTTCAACCTTGAAGTATTGCGGATAGTGCCAACGTGCCCAAAGCTGAAACTTAAAAAGCACCTCATTGTCGGGGGTATCAGAGTTAAAGCCGAAGAGTGCACGCTTCTCTTCTGGGGTTCCGTCGTCGAGGATTTCCTCAACTAAAGATTTGTTTGATGGCTGTTTTTGCTTTTTCTCTGTGCTCATCGCTTATGGTGAAGTGACCGTGGGCGTGTTTCTCGGGTGCATACGAGCCTTTAAGTTTGTACGCCATGTCGAGTGCCGCCTTTACTGCCTGTGTGTCCGGTTGGTCTGAGAGCTCATCACCATCTGGTGTGCGTATGACTTCCCGTTTATTGAGAAGCTCAAGGTGTCGGCGTGCTAAAAGGTCATCAGGCAACGCTTCTGCTATAGCGTCAATGATTTGAGGTTTCTTTAAGTTCTCAGAAGCGATGGCTGCGGCGGTCATGTAGTCCGTCGTGTCATAGTTGGCAAGGGCTGCATGTACCCCTGGCCTGCCTTCAACTATGTCCTTCACAAAACCAGCGGCTTTTCTTGAGAGCTTTCGCTTCTTAGGTTTTGTTTCCATGTTTAGTATAGGGGTTTCTAATCTCCATCCCGTTCACTGAGAGTGTATCACCTGGCTCTACTAGCGTGCTGTACACCGAGTTTTTGCGGGTAAAAGCATCTATGAATCTTGCACGCCATGCAGTAAAGACCAGCTTCTTCTTCCACTCTCGTTCAAACTTGGTTTCCATTAGTATGCTGCCGTATTTGCAGCTTCAATTGCATCATTGAACCGTGCAATAGCTGCTTCCTTGCGGCGTATCTCGGCTTCAGACATGAGCACTGAGTTGCTGAGTTGGTCTGCAAAGTTCTGCGTGACATCACGGCGTTCTACAAAAGCCCTCACTTCCTTGTTCGGGATGCTATTGTCTTTCTTTGCAGCTTCGATGTCGGCAATGATGGTGGAGAGCTTCGACTGTGCATCGTCTGCATCATACTTTTGTTCGATGAGGCGTGTTTTGATGACGGAAAGCTGTGCGAGTTCTTTATTGCGCTCTTGCTTGAGTACGAGCACCTGGAGAGCTTGGTTGTCTGGCTCGCCGTCTTCATAAGGGAAAAGCACAATGCCGTTTGAGACAATCATCTGTGCCCCCATGTGCTGTTTATATTGTGTGAGAAGTTCTGAAAGTGCTGCTGAATCGGTGATGGCGAAAGATGCGTATTTGAGCATAATTTGGTAGTTATTTTTTTGATATAAGCTTCATCTGTACTTTCTTGATAGGAAACGGCTCACCAGCCTTTTTGCACAATTTTACAAAATGCCTTTCTGCAAAATTCGGCTTGCCTATAGTAAGCACGACACTCAAGTTTCCTTGACTTACCCTTCCACTAAAGACTGGGCGTGTAGCTCGCACAATTAAGTTTGGGGCGAGTATTTTTGTGGCCTTCCTGACTTTCTTGTCTTTTAAACATGCTAGTACAGAAACAACTGCTTTATTTATTGTTGGTGTCATATGTTCAGGTGCCTGGAGTCGAACCAGGTATTTCACGGTTATGAGCCGTGCGACTTCGCCGTTCGTCTTCACCTGAATGTGGGTGGAACTCGCGTTGTGTGGCAGGGCGGGCATCAGACCACTGAAGGTAAGCGACCGGAGTGAGATGATGCTGGGTGAAGCACCTCGTGTTTTTAGAGCGTATGAAATTGAGCCACACCAGAGAACGGGGCAATAATCAGTCACCCCTACTCGTTCCATCCTCTAAAATTGTACCACAAAAACCCGCCTGCCGCATGGTGTGCGGGGCGGGTTGGGGATTACTCAGTACTCACTCCTGTGCATGATGGTCATCACGCGAGTTGTCAGTTTTGGATTCGCTGGGTCGTCTGAGCCAAACTCCATCGACACGTCATAGTAATCCAGCTTGAAGAAATACGTCTCATCCTTCACTGTCACCGCACCAAAATCATGCTCATGGTGTGGGTCATTGTCGTCTGTGAAGGTGTCAAACGTGGCCACAGCCGTCAACACCATGGCACGAGTGGCAGCATCAAGGCTTGCAACATCGTGCGAAAGCATCACGCGTCCACCGATGAATGACTTGCGGAAGCTATCATTTAGCTGAGCGATTGTATTCAAAGAACCCTCCCATGCTCAAACGGCCCAAGAAAAGTCTCGGGCCGTAAAGAACAAGGGAGGTCTGTGGTTATTGTATCACTAGGCGTAGATGCGGGCCTGTGCGACTTGGTGATAATGCTTTTCTTGCTCCATGCCGATAAACTTGCGACCAAGAGCCTGGCATGCAACGCCGGTGCTGCCGGAACCCATGAAGGGGTCGAGCACAGTGTCACCAGGTTTCGATGCGTGTTCAATAAGCCCTTGCAGTAATTCGACGGGCTTCATGTGTGGGTGCGCCTTCACGTCATAGAGCCGCTTGTGCGTCAACACGTTGGCCAGTGAGTTGCTGTTGAACTTCGGCTTTCCCTTTTCGAGCACGAGTATCATTTCATACCGATGTCGGAAGCCGAACCCCATGCCGATGTTGACTTTATCCCATACCAGGGTGTGGGTGTTTTTGTAGTCAGTGTAGTCACGCACGAATGAGTGCATCATCGCAATGTGTTTGACATCGGTGAAGCAAAAGCACACGGCGTTACGCTTGAGCACGCGGTAGGTTGCAGCAATGGCGGCAAGGCTCACAAGGGGGTTTTCATCACCCATGATGGTGCGCTTGCCCTTGCCATGGATGTATTCGACGTTATTGCCATAGGGTGGGTCGGTGAGTACCAAGTCGATGCTGTTGGTGGCCAGCTTTGGTAATTCAGTTAGACAATTTCCGTGTATCAGTTTCATCATGTATCGCCTCTCCTGTGTTGTGGGCGATGCCTATTAAGTACATTGACAAACGTGTGTCACGGTGCGGCATGTTGCAGGGGGAGCGTGGTATTGCGAAGGGTGCGGCATGTGCGCTCAAAATAATTTCAAAAGAAAAGCCCCCGCCTTTGGGGCGAGGGCCAAACCTTTCGGTTTCTCAAGCTACACTGCTTCGGAACAGAAACAGCGTGGGTCGTATTGGATGCTACCAACTCGATGAGTAGTAAATACTGCCAGGCACGCCATCATTATAGGCGGCTAACATGCGGGTGGCCCAGGTGAGTGTGGCTGTCACATGGTCTGTGTAATCTTGGTCGTACTCAACGCTGCCGAAGAAGAAACCTTTCTGACGCGGCAAGAGCATGTGGGCTACCCGAGGATTCACCACAATACCATCACCATTGTCTTTGTCGGAGTCTAAAACCCTTCTGCAAACGTTGTGCAACTCCCTCAGATGTTCAACAGACACGAGATAATCGCCGCAGTCATCCTCTCCACTTTGTACATTCTCCACAAACCACCTATGAATATGGTTTGCCTTGCGCCAGTACATTACTTCCTCTTCGACGACTGATATGCGGTCCTGCTCAACACCAGCGACGGGTTTGCCGCCGTGGGTTAGTGTAACCAGATAACGTTCGTCCGGCTCTTGGTGGTTCCACTGTTTAACGTGAAGCCTCCTCACCGCGTGCATGTCTAGTCCCATACTCCTTTTTGCTTAAGTTATAACGCCAGCCGGAAAGCCAGCGCCAAGAACTTAGACCGCTTTTGAGGCCTGGGAAAGTGCCGCATGTTACAAACTCACACAGAAAAAAAGCGAGCCTATGCCCGCTTTTTGATTGGTACGACGTTGGTTTCCGGCCAGTGGAGCTTCTCAGGGAGCTTTTTAGCGTCGCTGATTATGGCATAGACCACGAGAAAACCTGTGTCCGTGCGTATGGGAGCCACGATATGGCCCTTGTAGTACCCGCGAACACATAAGCCGATACCCAGGCGCTCTGCATCGGGTGCAGTGATACCAAGGGCCTGCACGTCTTCATGTTCGTAAATGAGGCCTTTAAGGGGAGCAAAATCAGGGTGGGGAGCTTTCGGGTTTGACGCCGTGCCCCCTTCTTGCTTTTGCGGCATTGTCGAGGAATTGTCCTCGTGTTTGATGTCGCGGTGCTCAAGAAGAAACTTTGCAGCTTCTTTGAGGCGCATGTCTTTGCAGTGCATCACAAGATCAATGACGCTGCCGCCATAATCAGCAGCCTTGCAGTGGAATAGGTTGCGTGCGGGGTTGATAACAAGTGTTCTGTCATCACCACCACATGCGGGGCATACCCCTCGCCAGTTCTCATTCTCTTTGTGGAACTTCATTTTCAGCCACACCATCGCCAACTCAATGGAGACGGTGGCCTTGATTTCTTCAAAGTCGATGTAAGCCATTGTCAACCTCCATGTGCTTCTAGCTCAAGTTTAACACGGGGTTTCAGTCCAAATGTTTTTTGGCATGACAAACTGTGCAAAGCCACTCGACTTCCAGAGGCTTGGCATAGTCATGATGGTGAGCTGTGATACGTCCACTGGCATCACACGCTGAACATTTGTCTGGTTTACATACATTGCCTAGCCTCACGTGATTGTTAAGGTAAACACGTGCACGTACTTTATCAGGATTTTGAAGGGCGTATTTTCTTTCAGCTTCGTTGTATTTTTTGTTTCCTAGTGGGCTACTTCGCCATTTCCTTTTGAAATGCGCTGAACATGGTCGACAATAATAATAGGCGTGGTTGGTTCCAGAGGGCTTTTTTACTGTTTTGTATATTGTGACATCAGCGCGTAGAAATAATAATCTACAACGCGAACACCGAAATTGAGCATTCATAGGAATGCGCTCTATCCCACCCCCGCTTGCAAGTAGGGGCAGAATGGAGCGTGCAAGCTAGTTGTTAATGTGCACCCTCATTGTATCATGTTATTATGTTCCTAGACAGCAGAAGGAGTACAGAAGCATGTCTGAGAAAATCGAAACGTTCAGTGTCCGTGCGCCGGATGCAAACAACAAAGGCAAGTGGATTGAAATTGGCAAGGCTTGGCCCCGTCGCGATGGCGGGTTCAATCTGAAAATCAATTCGGTGCCAGTTGGAAATTGGGACGGGGGCGCGGTTGTTCTGCCTCCACTAAAACAAGATGAAGCACAAGCATAACGACAAACCGCGCCCTATGTGGACGCGGTTTTTTCTATCACACAAGCTACATATAAGAATGTACTTTGATTAAGCCATAAAATGGTAAGTGTGCTGTGATTTTGCACATCTCAGTCACACAGCTTTAAACCCCTTTTCCTCGTGAATGTAAAAGTCCGGCCTTTCTCCCGCGAGCGACCATGCGCCGTTGTGATTGTCGAAGCTCATCATCGGCATGGCGAAGTCTCTGCGTCCGTCTGTGATTTTGAAACGCTCATCAAGGCGAAACCCGATAAAGTTTGAGCCCTTCCCCTCGGTAATTTTGGCATACAGCTTCATGGCCGTTTCCATGTCGCCCTTGTTTGAAAACACAATAAGCACGAATGCGGGTATGGGCGTGGGGAACTTGAAGTACTTTTGGTATTCAGAAATTGCTCCATCCTTTCGGCCTATAAATGCGCGGTACAGCCGTAGCATTTTCTCCACGGTCTTTTTCTTGCCCATGCCGGTGGTGTCTTCGGTGCCGCGATGCACCTCAAGAAAAAAGAGCCGTTGTTTGCCGCCATAGTCGATGATGAAACGTTGGTCTGGTTTCAGGGTGTACTTTTTCCCGTCAAGTTCCAGGTCGTATGCGTTTGGTAACACCGAAACGCGGTGTGACGGTATGAATGTGCGCTCGCTGAACTGCCCTACCCCTATGCGGATTTCTGCCGTGATGATGTTCTGCATCATGGCGTGCATTTTGTGGGCCTCGGTGTAGTAAAAACCTTCGGGATAGAGGCGGTGTTCTTTTGCAAGTAAGACGATAGCTGCATCACCGCATTGCTGCACAATGTGCTGGTGACGGCTCGGCCATCCGTTCCCTATTGCGGGAAATTGCCATGCGGGGTGGTTGAGGTAGTGGCCCTTTTTGAGCTTCCCGTTTACGTCGTAAGTGATGGTTTCGTGAAAGAAATCGGTGAGCATCTGGCCGTTGCTTCGCGGGTCCACAAGGCCGTGTATTCGCAGTAATTCTTTGCAGTGGTCACTTGGTAAGCCGTCGGGATACCACGAAAGCTCCTCAAGAAGACGCAAACGTGCGCCTGTAGGTTTGTGTGGAGTCTTTCCCGTTGGTGTGCGGCGATTCGGGTAACGGCGGCCCCTGCTGTCGTGAGTTTGCATGCCGTGATTTTAGAGAACGACGGGCGGGAATGTCAGTGCGGGGTGTTGCTGTATGTGCGCTCTGTACAGAAAGCGGGAGCATCCTCCCTAAATTGTGGGTAGTCCTACCGCCATGGGTAGGCGCACGCCTGGATGTCTCCTGATGAGCGGGGTGTACACCTGGCGCATCGGCCAATATTCGGCCCACAAAAGCTTTCTGTGCAAAGAACCATTTGTTGCCTCAGTATATCACGTCAACGGCCTGCGTTCCTCTCGCAATCCACAAGGACACTGCCAGATTTCAGCGTCATCATCACAACGTTGAAACTTGAGCAAGCGGTTGCATTGTGGTTCGTGCTTCATAGAAAAAGTATATCACTTCGGCTCCTGGTCAATATCATCTTCTCCCCACACCTTGGGTTTCGGCCCTGTTAAGCCGCGTGGGGGTTCTGGGGGAAGGACTTCGCCTTCGTGGATGAATGGAGTGACGGTGGTAGCGGGCACACCTTTGATTTCGGGTTTTGGTGGGCGCGTTTGTGGTGGGCTTGTGATGATGGCCACGTTGGGGTCGTCGATTCCGGATACTGCAAAGTGTTTTTCAGGATATGAGGCTTTGAATTGCACACCGCAATGATGCAGTGCATCAAGAACGTCAGGGTCCTTGATATTGCTCTCGCGTTGGTGCGCGAACGTGAAGGCCATCTTCATCTTCCGCGCCTGGTCGATGATGGTCGAGATGTTCGGGTCGGTGGCGATGTAATCGTGGCATTCGTCGATGTAACAGTACGTGGGCAAACGATATTGTGCGGCGACGTTGCCGCGTTGCTGTGAGACTGAAAGCAAGGTCGCAATGATGAAGCGTCCGAAAATCTCCGTGCCTTGTGGGCCTAAAAGAGCTTTGTCGGTGTCAACTAAAATGCAGCGCGGCTCTTGCAGCAATGAGTAAAAATCCAGGGCGCGTTTCTGTGTGAACATGCGGGCGAATGAGGGGCGTTGCAGTAGGCTATCAAGTCGCCATTGCAGCTCTTTCTTCGTGTCGGTGTACTGTTTTGGGTCGTCAAATGAATTGGTAAAAAAGAGCCGTGCAGGAGGCTGTAGGCGGGGGATGATTTGCCGATAGTGGTCCAGTCCTTTTGGCTGCAACAGTTTCAACATATCGGCAACGGTGCCCTCCGCTTCCATCACCAACTGCACCAAAAACGTCCATAGGGTGTTTTGCTTTGGGGTGAAGGTGCCACCTTCGCCTAGGGTTGCAGAAAACACGTAGGTGATGAGGTCGATTTGTGCCGTGTACATAATCTCTGCGTCACGAGCATTTTGTGGGGTCCGTGGCCGCGCAAAAATGTTCATGGGTGTGGTGGTGTCGATGGTGGTGCAAGGGTATGCGCGTTCGATGCGCCCTAAAAGCTCGTGCTTGCCTTGGCTGTCCATCACCAAAACAGTCGCCTGCTTCTTGGTCACTTCTTCCAGGTCTTGAAAGATTAGGTTTTCAAGTAGTGTGGTTTTGCCGCTTCCGCTTTCACCCGTTACCCATGTGTGCTGGAAGCGTCTTTTTGAGGCAAGGTTGGTGTAGAGGGGGTAGTCTTGAAAGTAATCCTGTTTGCTGTAGGGGAAAGGATTTGAGAACGCTTTTATAAGGTCAGCATCGCTCTTTTTCGGAATTATATATCGCGTATCATAGAAAATGCGGAAGGGTGTCTCTTTCCCGTACCGTTTGATAACGTCGGCCACTTGCTGAAATGTGGTGATTGCTTCTTCGGGGTAGTTATATCGTGCGTCGTGATCATACATCGCGGTAAGGACGATGGCTTTTTCAACATCGGTGCACCACGAAAGGTCAACTTGCGGGAGAATGTCGCGCTCAATTTGTTCAGGTGTCACAGCCCCTCCATGTATCGTTCAATGTTGCCGTCTACGGTTGTCGCGGGCGTACCGTACCATTGCTTCGTCTGGTTTCTCAAGCGGCGAAAGTTGCCAGGGCGTGCGGGGTAGCTGTGGGCGTGGGTGTGGATTTGGATAGTTTTTTGGAGGCGTACCAAGGCTTGACCATCGGGGATGTCGATGAGGTTTGAATTGCCAGGGTCAACGGCAAAATGTGCTTCCAGGGTTTTCGCGTCGGCAACACCAAGCCGTGCCGCCATGATAACAGCGGTGTGCACCATTTTCTCCCTGAGCGCGTCCGGCATTTCGTGCAGATAGTTGCAGGCCATGATGGGGATGGAAGGCCCCACGTGAAGCAAGGGGCGGGCGATAAAGGACACGCCCTGCATCTGTGACATTAGAAGTGCAGTCACCAGGTCGAAACGGTCGCCTTGAGGTAAGTCCACAATGAGGATACCAGGCTGCTTCAAGTCTCTTTTTTGAGACAGGATGCGGCGAACGGCTTTGTCCGTTTTGATGACGGTGAAGCGGTTGTCGAGCGAGTTGGTCTGGTCGTGTTGTTCGCGGCGAGTCCAGGCGTCAAAGTCCTCAAGCTCATGTCGTATGACGGGGTCTTTTATCATCCCCAGCACCCGCGCGCGGAACTGTGGGGAGCTGTAAAGGTAGGGTAACTGAAAGATGGTGCCGCTCGCTTCCACGAGAGCAAGGCAGGCCGGTATGAGGTACCTGTGGAGCTGTGTGGTGGTCACTGTTGAGGGGTATGCCGCTTCGATGGCGTCAGGTACCAGGTTGGCTGTGGGGATGTCCTTGAGGGGGTTAAAGCCCACGGGTCGGTCGTCATACACTTCAAAAAGTACCGTGTCGTGTGTTCGGTCTTTCGGCAGGAATGGCACCACGGCGTTTGCATCACCAAAATACGAAACGGTTTTGCCTTCGTGGGCCGCGTCCAAAAACATCCTGGTCAAGGTTTCTGGGGAGCGCAAAATCAGCATCGTGGTGTCGTCGATGGTGAGTGGTGTGGTGTCGAGTTTGGTTCCTAGCTGCATACATGGCGACGCGATAACAAACGAGCATCACCGTGGCGTGTACAGGAGAAAGTTTGGTAGCGTGCCGCCGTCTGTGCGGTCGGAACTGTCCAGTGTCATTGTAACAGTTGTGTGCCACCTATCATCGTCCGTCTGTCCTCGCAGAGCGGGACGACTTCCCTACGTTCACCCGAAAAGGACACGCCCTGCGTTGTCCTTGAGGGCGTAAGTCTTCGAGAGATAAGGAGAAGATGAAGGTAGGGAAGTCGTCCCGTAAGGGCGGACGGCGATGTAGGTGGAATTGTATAGTGAAATGGCCGTTTGCAAACGGAATTGGCCCGATAGGGATACAAAGTACTGCCCGATACTGAAAAAGTGTAAGCGAATTGCGGTCGTATCGGGGTGTGTTTTACCAAGTAAAGTGAAGTATGGCCACACCGCATGCAGCTGATACTGCAAGGAAGCCTAGGTCAAGTTTGTTCATATCGGTGCCGTCGCGGTAGAGCAAATAGACAACAAAAAGTGCGCCGCAAAGAATTAGGGATTGTGCGGCTCGTGTTCCGTTTAAGTAAAATTCGTGGGTGAAGTATCTGTTGAATGTTTCGTAGATAAAAAGCCCAGCAAGTGCCATGAGAGCAAGGACGGAAGCGTCGGCGTCGCGGCGCTCAGTTATGATTGCAATGGTGTTTATGGCAATGTAGAGCGCCGGTACAGCAGCAACAATGTTGCGCAGTGTGGTGTTTTCGGGTGGCCGTTCGTCTGGTGGTGGGGGTAACTGTTGTGCGGGGCGGTCTTTGTTCAGTTGCTTCTTTAAAAACTCTTTCAGTTCGTCGCTCATCTTAGCTGTCCAAGTGTGGGGCGATAATGAGCCAGAAAAGCACCATGATAATGCCTGCGATTGCAGCGATGTTGGCTATGGTATTACTTTGATACCAACCAAGCCACAGCGCAAAAAACGACACGGCTGCTAGGGCCAATATGGCAAGATTAAAGTGCGGGGTTTCTTTCGGTTTTGGTGGCGGTGGTGGCTCGGGCCGTTCTTTGTCGAGCTGTTTTTTAAGAAAGTCCTCTAGGTCTTTGCCCATGCCATCCCCCAAAAATGCAAAGGAGAGGAGGTTGGACCCTCCCCTCCCGTCTCCCGTTAGGGAGATGCAGTGTCGCGTTTGGAAATCATTTCCGCCTGCCAGTCCGTAATGTCCTCCAGTACCCAGGCAACTCTGTGACGACCAAGGCGGACCCGTTTGGGAACCTTTCCTTCATCCTCCAGGCGTTTCCAGTGTTGGCGGCTATACGGTTGCATTTTCGAAAGTGTCTTCCACGATATAAAGGTAGTCATTGCAAGTCTCCAAAATGGAGAGGCTTGCAAGCCTCGGGTTAGTGCCAAGGCGATGTTTTTTGTATCAGCTTTTCTGGCTGTTTACGAGTCGCAAAATGTGCGCTTCGTATGCTTCGACTGCGAGGCGCATTTCGGGTTGGTGGGTGTAACGCTGATACGTCGAAACGATGCCGCCGAAGCTTCCGCTCACATGGTTGAGCAGGCGTTCCGTGATGTGAATCGGTGTGCCGATGCGGGCATGCGTCGTGGCGTAGGTGCGGCGCAAGTCGTGGAGCGTCCAGGGGTCAATGGGTACCGCTCTGTCGAGCCGCGCTTTCGCTTTGCTCCACCCGTTGAACGTCAAGGCTCCGCTTGACAGTAGTGGTAAGGCGGTAGCGGGCAATGGGAAGGTGTGCTCGCGTCCGTTCTTGCTGTGGGCGGCGGGGAGTGTGGCGGTGTCGCCGTTCACAATGAGGTTCTGGATTTCGCTTTTCCGGCACCCTGTCAAAATCAGAAGCTTGACGGTGCGGCCAAAAATGTCATCGCCGGAAGCGTTCCATACGGCGCGGAGTTCGTCATCGGTGAGCACCCTATCCCGTGGCGTTTCTTTGTACGGCATGCGCATGGCGGTAAGGGGTGAGTGCTCAAGAAGGCCACGGCGCACACACCAAAAGAAAAAGGTGCGGAGGTATTTGAAGGTGTGGTTTGCCTCTGATGGGGTTTCGTGCAGTTCATCGAGCAACGATTGCACGTCATGGCGCGTCACCAAGTGAAGGGATTTGGCCCAGGTGCAATGTTTGTTCATCACCCGTTCCATGGCCGCATGGGATTTGAGGCGTGATACGTGGAGCTTAAGAAAGTCGTCACGAGCCTCTAGAAACGCGCTGGCGGGGACGGTTCGTGGGTTTGTGGCCAAGAGTGCTTTTGCCCGTTTGCGTGCTTCCTGGAGGCTCACAGCGGGCCATAGGCCCACTCGTATGCGTTCCCTCAGTTTGCCACGGGTAACTACAAAGGTTTTGCGGGTTTTGCCGATGCGGATACCAAAGGCAGGCAATAGTGCGTCACCGTAATAGCCTGGTGTTTTGACTGTCTCAATGAAGCGTTCAGTGAGCGCGTTTTGTCTCTTTTTGTCTCCCACTTGGCCTGTGCTCCCGTGTTACAGCATGTGCCATATGTACACGGGAATTGTGGAAAAACAAGGGCTTGGGTGCCGTATGTGCGGAGTGTTACATGGAAAATAGCGCTTAGAAGGCTGTAGTCGGCGGGTTATATATCAAGGGGTTAGGTGTGTTTTGTCTCTTTTTTGTCTCGTGGTGGCCTCCCCGGACGGACTCGAACCGCCAATCGGCAAATTAGAAATTTGCTGCTTTTCCAGTTTAGCTACGGGGAGCCAGTCGACTCAATACATCGCGGCGGTTGAAAGTGCCACTGCATTTTCGCGAACAGAAGTCGCGCTTGTAGCCTTTATTTTTGCCAAGCTGATTTGTAAATCGATCAAAATGGGTCTGACATTCGGGGCACTCAAGTTTTGTAACACTGCGGGGCTTGGTGTGATGTCGTGCGTGGTCACTGGATGATATGAGGTCAAGATTTGAAAGCCGATTGTCGCGCTTGTTTTCATTGCGGTGATGCACATGCTCATGCCGCAACAGTGCGCGGCCTAACTCTACCGATTTGATTAGGCGGTGTACGTGTATGTACCCTGTGCTCCAGGCGTTTGGGTGGTCTGGGCAATAAACTGCTCTGTAGCCTCCACATGTGGATTTGCGGCTCCAGTCTGGTGTGATTTGCATATACACACCATTGTATCATGGGAAAGAGCAAGCGTTCTAAAGTTATCCCCAAAACAAAACCACCGTCAACGCGGTGGCTCTGCTTTTCCTTCGCCTTTTAGATTGTACACCCCCGATGCCGTTCATATCCACTCCTCCGCGCGGTGTACTCCTGGCCTTGTACGATGGGGAGGTGGCATTGGTGGCACTTTAATGCTTGGGGGCTTTTCTTGGTGTGGGTGGTCATATCCACTGAATAAATAATACCTGCAACCGCGCGAGCTTCCGTTCGTATGTCCATTGTGCGTAAAACAGTGAGCGTGTGTACATCCAATTTCCTTTACCAAAACCGATGCATAAAATGTTGATGTAGCTTTCTGCGTGG